AAATTCTTTGTCTGTAGGAAGATTCTTGTCAAGCATGGTAGATGTTGTGCTTCACAACCTTTCTTTGAAGAGGAAAAACAGTAATATCATATATTGGGTGATTGAGGAGAAGTGATATGGAAGAAGAAATTTGGCCAAAACCAATAAGTTTATATAGTTTGTACATATATTCTGGCAGAGGTATTACAAAGAAGGCTGATAACAAACAAATTAGGGAGGACATGCACTTTTTCTTATACACCAGAAAGTTTGGAGAGTATTGTGAAATATGTGGTGAATTTGTATACAAGTTTAAATATCAGATGTGTTGCTCTGGTCATGAATGTGGGTGTATGGGGCAGCCTATTGAGCCTTGTATATGTAGCAAAGAATGTTGGGATAAATTAATGGAGGGGAAGAAATGACTTGGCCTTATGATGAAGAAGATGAATATGATGATTGTGCTCCTGGAGCAATAGGAAGCAGTGACTTTGGTAAAAAAGAAGAAGACTCTGGCCCAAGAGGTAAAAAGAAAAATAGTTGTGGGGAATGGGTTGATTGGGAGCCTGGTGAGGAGAATGATGGTAAATACCTTAATGAGTATGGATATTGGGAGGAATATTGATGATCAAAACAATAGCTGAATATAAAAAGTTAGTCTGTCCAAAGATGTCTGGTATATATGAAACAGCTATGGGTAGGAATTTAAAGAGAGTATTTTGTCTTGCAGATGAGTGTGCTTGGTGGGTTGATCAATATGTTGAATGTCCTGATTGTAATACTAAAAGAGTTAGCACACAGGATATAAAAGCATTGTGTCCAAAGCATCAACAAAAATCAGGCTTTTATGGTGTATTGGAGGAAAATGAATAATTTATCTATTTTTGTTATACTGGTTGGGTGTATTTTTACCCTTGGCTTCTGTGCAGTGAACCATGATGATATTGACAAATTTGAGGCTTATGGGATTGGGTGTGTAATAACCAATATCTGTTGGATACTAAGCCAATGGATGAAAGGATTATCATGAACCATAACCAATTAACTTACATAGAATATTCATGGAAATGTGCCCTTTGTGGTACTGTACATAGTGCTCATTGTACAAGGAACCAGTTTAACAAGCCACATAGGATGAAGTGTTTGTTCTGTCATGAGATGGTAAAAGTGAACAAGCTTCCATTGGATGAGGAAAATCAAATGTTATTGGAGTGTGGAGATTGACCACTCTAAGACAAAGAATAAGAAAAGGAGGCATAAATTGTGTTCCTTGGTCTGTCTATAAGCATGAGATACAGAATTTTCCTGTCTCATCTAAGTGCTTATTCAAGAAAAGTGGTTTGCCTATTGATGTTTTAGAGATGGAGTTAAAATCAGAGGGTTGGCTTGACCAAGGTGAAAGGTTAATGGATGTGCTATCAGTGGATCATAATCTAAGAAGAAAGTTAAATTATTCTGAAGAGGACCTGAATGATGAACCTTTTGATGATACTTGGACTCAAGAAGATTATGAACATTTTTATAGGAGGCATGAGAGATGAGTGATACATTATTAGTGTATATTTATTGGGCTATAGTGGTGTTTATTATAAGTATAGGTAATTATATATATAAGAGGAGAAAAGCCCCCTAAGCAAGAAACCTGGGTGTGTCCTCGCTGTGAAGTGAAGTATAATGGGACTCAATGGTCTAAATATTGGATGAGGGAGAGATCACATTCAACATGTCCTGGGTGTGGGATGTATTTGAATAAGTTTGTTAAGGTTGAAAAATAGCTTTTATTTTCTTAAATTAATTTTTATAGGTTTTTAAATTTAATTTAAGAATTTGGGTTGGAGTTGGTATTTTTTAGTTCACTCTTGGTGTTTTTTCTTATAAGTATTTGTTTTTATAGTACATACAATGTTAGTTGGGACAATAAAATAGTTATAACTGTTGGAGAATATTGAGGATTTAAAATATGGTGTTGATATTGGTTTTCAAATATAAAAATATAAGTACTTGTTTTAACTGACCATTTAGGTTTCTCAACTTTAAGAAAAGTTATAAGTATTGGAAATAACTGACCATTTAGGGATTGGCATAAGTGCCTGATTTTATTGATAAAAATAAAGTTAATATCTTCAATTATATCAGTTACTTAGAGCACTTTAGGTTTCATTAGGTTTTACTACCCTTAGAGATTAGAGAAATAAAATATATATATAGTATAAACACATATAAACCTAAAAAAAGTGTATAGTTGTAATATATATAAATAGTATAGAAAGAGTTTAAATACTCCCTGTACTGGTGGATGAGAAACCTATAATCCCGAATACCCTAAATGCTCAGTTATATTAGTGAGTTATAAGTGAATTTATGAACTATTTTTGTTTCAACTAAAATAAAGCTTTACTTTCATATTTCTATATAGTATAGAAAGACTTATTTATATTTTTTTGTTTAGGCTAATAATTTTAATTGTAACAAGGAAAGTTGATATGTTAGGAAAGAAAAAATTCCATGAAATCAAACTTGTGGATAGTACAATAAAAGATACAGTACGAAAGCTTTTATTAAAGGTGCCACAGGGTGTTGATTATGCAGCTGGTGATACAGTGGTTATCACTGAATCTGTTGATGGGTTTAAATACTTTCTTACAAGAATATCAGAGGTTCTATTTAATAATGATGATATATACATAATTATTGAAGATAGTATATGGAGGGAAGCTTAATGCCTGCACCAAAGGGTAACAAATTCTGGGAAATTAGAACAAGGCATGGTAGGAAGAAGATTTTTTCCAATCCTACATTCCTTTGGAAGCAGTGTAAACAGTACTTTCTGTGGTGTGAAGAGAATCCTTTGTTTGAACATAAAGTGTTTCATGCTCAGGGGCAGATAACCCATACAAAGGTGCCAAAGCTTAGGGCATATACAATTGGTGGTCTTTGTATCTACCTCAATATCACCACCCGAACATGGAATGGATATAAAAAGGATATAGATTTTTTTCCTATCTTGTCCCACATAGAATCAGTCATCTACAACCAAAAATTTACAGCGGCATCTGCAGACCTGCTAAATGCCAACATCATAGCTCGTGACTTAGGATTGGCTGATAAGTTGATGACAGAAAATGCTACAAAAGTAACTATTCAAGACCCAACAGAAGAGCTCAAAAAACGAGGCATACCGCTGCCAGATATTGATATTAATGATTTGGAGGACTGTGATGAGTGAAATACTTATAATAGATGATATAGCTACACCAGTACCAGAAGAGACATTAAAAAAGTTGGATGAGTGGTTTGATGTAGATTTATTAAATGGTCACCATGTAACTGTGTTGCCTGGTGGAATATTCCACAAAAATATATTTGGTACAGAGGCAAACAATGAATAGAAGAACATTCTTAAAAGGTTGTTTAAGTACACTTGCTGCAGTTCCTTTTATAAGAGGGTTAGTTTCAACACCTGAGCCAATAGTGGATGATGCAGAGCAGCATTTCATAGACCATTATGAGAACATCCTTAGACGAGTTAGTGCACCTACCAAAATAGAATGGGTTTCAAAGACACCAGATGACATCCTGGTTGATATAGATGAAGCTTTTGATAAGATAATGAGGTCATAATGAGTAGTGCTATTGATCTATTAATGACTATAAATGATAAAATTGATAGCTTAGTATCAGATGTAAATGACATAAAAGTCCACCATGCAGAGTTGCCATGTAAGACTCACCACTTCAGATTGAAGATTCTTGAGAGAATAACATATGGGTTCATAGCCCTTGTATTAATAGGATTCTTTGCTACTGTTACAGGGAACAACACAAAGAAGGCAAAGGTCAAGTATAATAAAGCACCAAGTGAGTATGTATTGAGGGAGAAGTGATATGCCAGAATGGATGATAGAAAAAGATAATAAGTGCTATAACTCTGATGATTACTGGGTTCCTTTTACAGACTCAAAAGCATTGAAATTTGTTTTTAAAGAGCGAGCTGAAGAGTATGTAAAACACAAAAGGCTTGTGTTGGATGGGATAACAATCACTGAACACATCTTTGGAGAAGAAGATATGACAAGAATAATGGGATACTTTAAATATGATCACTTGCCTGAGAAACTGGCTGCTATAAGCAAGCCTTTCTGTGAGCTTGCTGAAACACTGAACAGAGCTCATCTGGATGGTGATGAGAAGAATGCTTGTCTCAGGAAGCTTCTTGAGGCCAAAGATTGTGCAGTGAGAGCAGCATTGTGAAATACAAATACATGCACAATCATGAAGATGGTTGCAAAAAAGTAGCTTTTTATTTTGATTCAGAACCTGATCATCATGCTACAATTCCAGCAGGGTTGGTTATGTTTCCTGATAGTACCACACCAAAGCCAAATGATCCTTTTAAGTGTGGGAGTTGTGGTGGTAAAATTGATAATATAATACTTGAACATGTTGAGGAGAATAAATAACTTTGTCCCAACTAACATCACACGATATAGATTGTCTTGAAGCTTGGTGGATTAACAAGGCAAGGGTAAACTTCCTGGCATACCGGATGTTTATGAGGTATAGTCAATTGAAGAATAGTTGGTTTACTACTGATGTCTGTAGAGTGTTACAGAACTTTTATGCTGATTATAAGGCCAAGAAAAGGCCTGTTTATATATTGAATACTCCTCCTCAGCATGGTAAGTCATTTGGTATAATGGACTTAATCACCTGGATATTGGGTGATGACCCTTCTATCAAGGCCATATATGCCTCATATGCTGAGAGGCTTGGGAAGAGATGCAACAAAGCAATACAGCGGACATTTATAACAGATAAGTACAAATCAATATTCCCAGATATGAATGTTACAAATCCCAATAACAGGGGTGAGCTAAATAGTGAGTTGATAGAGACATGGCACATAGACCATAGTGTGTTTACTGGCTTCTTTAGGAACACAACAGTCAATGGTGCTATAACTGGTGATACTATGGACATTGGTATCATAGATGACCCAGTTAAGGGCAGGAAAGAAGCAAGGTCAATGGTTGTATCACAATCAGTATGGGAGTGGTTTGAGGATGACTTTGATACAAGGCTTTCTGAGTATGCTGGAATCCTTATTATAATGACACGATGGGTGACACATGATCTCACAGCCCGCTTGGTTACTTTAAATCCTAATGTCAAGTTATTCAATTACCAGGCTCTTGCTACAAAAGATGAAAAGCACAGAATGATGGGTGATCCATTGTTCCCTGAGCTTAAGTCAAAAGTCTTTTTGACAGCCAAAAAAGATAGGTCAAGCCAAGAAAGTTGGGAAAGCCTATATCAAGGTAATCCAACTGTTACTGGTGGTAACACATTCAAAGGTGATTGGTGGGTATGGCCTAAAAAGAGGCCACCAATAAAGTATAAATTCATAACAGCAGATACAGCACAAAAGACAAAGCAGAAGAGTGACTGGTGTGTATTCCAGTGTTGGGAATTTGGGATTGATGGAAAGATACACTTAAAAGATAAGAAAAGAGCAAAGATGGAAGCTCCTACCTTGAGAAGAGAAGCTGAAATCTTCTATAAAAAGCATGATACTAAGCGTGTCTTAGTAACTGACCCGATACTTAGGGGTATGTATATTGAAGATAAGAGCTCAGGAACTGGGTTAATACAAGAGCTTAGAAAGAAAAAGATGAAGATATTTGAGGTACCAAGAAGCACAGACAAGGAATTCAGGGCAGAAGATGCTTCACCATATATTGAATCTGGCTTAGTATGCTTATATACTGATGTTCCTGGGATTGATAACTTGACTCTTGAAGGAAGAGAGTTCCCAAATGGTGAGTTTGATGATGACATAGATACACTAATGACAGCAGTTGAAGTAACATACATAAATAAAAATACCACAAATAGCTTACAAGCAGCAATGGAGGCAGATTGATGGAACTTGAATATGGTAAAAGATCAAAAGAGAATTTAAGCCAAAGTTGCTGGGAGATACAAGGTGTGTTTAACATGGCTTTGGGACTTGGGTTGATGGACATATCCATCATAGAAGCTTTCAGACCAAAGTCTGAGCAGAATCTCATGTATAAACAAGACAAGTCAAAAGTAAAATGGCCTGATGGAAAGCACAATAAAGCCCCATCAGAAGCAGTTGATGCTGCTCCTTATGTGGGTGGAAAAGCATCCTTTAAAAAGGCACATTGTATACATTTGGCTGGTATAGTTCTTGCTTGTGCTAAGATATTAGGTGTTGATATTAGATGGGGTGGAAACTGGGATATGGATACAGAACCTATTACAGACCAAGATTTCCAAGACTTGGTACACTATGAGGTGGTAAATGGGAAGTAAAAATGCACTGAATTCAATAGCAAGAGTAGCCATCCATGATGACCCTCATCCTTTGGTCATAGCCTATATGAGTAATTTGACTTTGGTTGCTGCAACTGTTGCAGATGCTGCCATGAATCAAAGATTTGTTAAGGTTGATGATGCCACAGGGATGGGGTTAGCAACTACTGACTACTTTATTCTATTCAGCACAGAAACAAACAGATTCTTCCAAGGAACTATCCTTGCCATTGTTGGTGATGTTGTTGAGCTTGATACACCATTAGACAGCTTTTTTCCAGCTGGTTCTTTTGTTGATGTTGGGACAAGGGATTTGGCTGTTGATGGCTCTTCTAATCCTGTTACATATGGATTAAGAGGGTCACCAAGACCAGATGCAATACAAGCATCTGCTCATATAAATAGGATATTGCTACAAATAACTTGTGAATCTGCTCCTGATTTTGGAAAGTTTGGTGACTTGGATGCTCTGACAAAAGGTTTGGTACTCAGGTCTGTAGATGGAATAACCAATAACATATTTAATGCCAAAACAAATGCTGATTTGGCACTGCTTGCTTATGATTACACCCCTTATGATGCCAGTAATCCTGGGCAAGGTGTGTATGGGATTAGTGTGAGATTGACTTTTTCAGGCCAAAGTAAATTAGGCTCAACAATAGCTATTGGGCCAGGTGATGATCTGAACACAACTGTTCAAGATGATTTGTCTGATTTATTAACATTCAGGATAGCAGCTGAAGGCCATATCTCGGAGTTATTTACATGATTAAAAAAATTAAACACACAGTAGATGGTTTTGTGAATATCCTTAAGGGGCTTGGTGGTAATAAAGACCCAAGGACATGGAACAGGTTTGCACCAAAAAACAGAATAACACAGATTGATGCTAACAACCTGTATTCACACAATTGGTTAGCCCAGAAAGTTGTTGATTGTCCTGTTGATGATGCTACCCGAAAATGGCGTGAGTTCCTTATAGAAGATGATGTCAAGAAGAAAGAAGTTGAAGATGTGATGAAAGCCTTTGATGTAAAAGGCAAAGTTAACCTTGCTGCTAAGTGGTCAAGAGTCTTTGGAGGCTCTGTCATAATCATAGTAATAGATGGTGATGACCAGGAGGAACCACTTGATTTAGAAAAAATCAAACCAAATTCTTTGTCTAACCTAATTGTGTTAGATAGATATAGCATTTTTCCTGATGCTATAGATATGAGTATACTATCAAAGAACTTTGGTAAGCCAGAATACTATACAGTGGTTGAAGAAGGCCAAAGAATACATCACTCAAGAGTCATAACCTTCCTTGGTAAGACTCCAACTATCTATGAATGGAGAATGGAAAACTATTGGGGATTGAGTATTTTCAGCACTATGTGGGAGCCAATAGAGGACAGCCAAGTAACATCACAAGCTATATCTGACTTAGTATATGATGCTAATGTTGATGTTTATGGCATCAAAGGGCTCAATGCAATGGTTGCTGAAGGCCAAGATGACCTTGTTATCAAAAGGCTCAAGATAGCTCATGAGATGAAAAGCATAATCAATGGCATAGCTATTGATAGTGAAGACACTTATGACAAGAAATCAAATGTCTTTGCCAGCTTACCAGACATTGATGATAGAGGGCTGCAAAAAGTGGCAGGAGCCTCAAAGATACCAGTTACAAAGTTGTTGGGCATATCACCAGCGGGTCAGAATGCTACTGGTGAATCAGATAGAAGAAATTATTATGATGATGTCTCCTCCTACCAGGAAAATGAGCTCAGGCCAAGAATTGACATCATTGATACTGCTGTAATAGCATCAGAACTTGGTTGGACAGATGATACAGAATATGTATTCTTGCCATTACACCAGCTCACAGAAACAGAACAAGCAGCAGTTGATTATCAGAATGCACAGAGAGATCAAATATATATAGATGCTGAGGTTATTGAAGAGATGGATGCTATGGCCCAACTTGCTCAAAAAGGCACATATGTATCAATAGATGCCAATAGAGTAGAAGAGGAAAAGAAGGCAGAAGAGTTAGAAGAGTTATTTGAAGAAGAGATAGAACCAACTGAAGAACCAGTGAAAGAGCCTGAAGAAGAGCAGTAAATGGCAGACCTAATACTAAGGTATATGTAAAGGATTTTAAGTGGCTAAAAGGCAAAAAACAAAAATAGTTCCTCCAATCAAGAGCCAAAAGGCTCAAGAAAAGGCTTATCAGAAGCAACTGATGAAGCTGGGAAGAGCTATGGCTGCTGCTGTAAGACTTGAGTTGATGCCATTTTTGAAACAGAGTAGCCTTGCATATACAATAGATTCACTTGCTGATGATCTTGGTAGAATATTCAATAATTTAAATAAAACCTTTGGAGGGGTTGCAACCGCTGGATTTGCCAATATTACTTCAGAAGAGATGGTGAAAAGAGTATCTATTAACAATGCAAAGAAGTTTGATAGAACAGTTCAAAGAGCCACTGGAATAGATATAGGCCAGGTAATACAGACAGAAGGGTTGATGAACTTTAAAGAGTTGAGTGTAAGCAGAAATGTTAGCCTTATCAAAGACTTGCCTGCTCAATACTTAACACAAATTGAGACAATAGTGAATAATGGTGTAGCCAGTGGAGCCAGATACTCAGAGATTGCAAAGCAGATAATGTCAAAAACTGGTGCTAATGATAAGCTTAAGAACAGGATTAAGACCATAGCAAGGAATGAAGTCCAGACAATCAATTCTCAGTTGACCCTTAGAAGGTCTGAATCATTGGGCATTAAGAAGGGTATATACAGAACCTCCAAGGATGAGAGGGTGAGACAATGTCATAAAGAGTTAGATGGTGTTGAATATGACTTGAAGAAAGGTGCTTGGAGTAAGACTTGCCAGAAGTTCATACAACCAGGTATAACAGATATCAATTGTAGGTGCTCATATAGTCCTGTGATAGAGACTGGTGAGATGGAAGATGTGCCAAAGAAAGTTGCTCCTAAGAAGGTTGTGGCACCAAAGAAGGCACTGCCTAAGAGTGTTGCACTCAAGAAAAACTTAAGGAGCATTGAGTCAAAGATAGCAGGCAACAAGACTGAATCATTACATGCATTTACTCCTGATGGTAAGAAACTATTCACACTTCAAGGCACTGAAAGATCAGTTGGCATCCCTATAGTAGATGCTAAAAAGCTCAAAGGCAACATAATGACACACAACCACCCAGGTGGGACATCATTTTCACCTGAGGATATAGGTTTGCTCAACAAATATAAAATGAAAGAGATTAGGGCAGTTGGTAAAGAATACACACACACAGCAAAAATTAAAAAGATAGTTGGTGAAGGCACTATATCCAGTGAGTATGACAAAACAAGGAGCACAGTGATTAAGCAATTCCAAGATGCAATCACTGATGGTAAGATGACAGTAGCAGAAGCCAATGCCAATGTCCAACATGTTACCTGGTCATTGGTTTCAAAGAATAATGATTGGCTTGACTATGGAAGGAGTAAAAGATGATTGAATTGGATAAAGGCCATGATATACCTGCATTCTCAGAGGTGTGTACATATTGTAAGAACTTAATTGACACTAATAAAAGGGTATGCAAGGCATTTGACACCATACCAATGGCAATATGGTTGGGCAAAAGCAAGCACTTGAAACCATTTCCTGGTGACCATGGAATACAGTTTGAAAGGATTAAGAAATGAAAGTAATAATTCTTGATAAAGCAAGTGCAATAAAAGCAACAATTGATGATGATACTGGTTTCTTGACTGCTCCTGTGAGCTTGGCAAGGCCTGGAGTCCAGTATTATCTGGGCTCTGATCTTGGTCTTAAGGATAGAGCACTTGAAAGAATAGGTGTTTTCAGACCTCCTGAAGAAGTGTTTAATCAAGATAGCATTAACAGCTTTGTGAATCTTGTGGTTACAGATAATCATCCACCCACTTCAGTTGATGTCTCTAATGTAAAACGCCTCCAGATAGGGACAGTTTCTGGGGTGGATGTGGATGATTCCCTCCTCAGCGGAGTGATAACAATAACAGATCAAAAGACTATAAAGCAGATTAAAGATGGAAAAATTGAAGTTTCTGTTGGGTACTCTAATGATTTAGAGGATAGGAAAGGAGACTTTAATGGTGAGGATTATGAGTTTGTCCAAACCAATATAAGAGCGAACCACCTGGCAATTGTTGATGCTGGCCGTTGTGGCAAGCAGTGTAAAATAACTTTAGATCATAAAGAGGAGACAACCCAAATGGTCATTACAATTGATGGAATCCAGTACACTGTGGAAGATACACAGCTGGCCCAGGCAATTCAGAACAAGCAAAAGGCTTGGGATGAAGAAAAAGAAGCCATGGTCAAGAAACTGGAAGAAGAAACAGATGAAAAGGAGAAGGCAATCAAGGGCAAAGAAAAGGCAGAAGCCACTGCTGATGCTGCCAAGAAAGAAATAATCACAGATGCTGCCATGAATGATATGGTTGGTGAGAGAGCAAAGTTGTTAGTTGACTCAAAGATTATTCTTGGTGACAAAGCTCTTGAGTGCAATGACTGCCCCAAAGAAATGAAGACAGCAGTGATTGACAAGGTCATGAGCTTGGATATGGCAGGAAAATCAGATGACTACATTGAGGCCATGTATGATGCTGCTGTTGCTAAGTTTGAAAAGGCCAAAGGGTCATTGGACAAGCTTAACAAGAATTTCAGTGATGCTGATGATAACCTGACTGTTGATGACAAGCGTGAAGCAGCTCGTGAACAATATATTAAGGACAACTTAGGGGAGGGTGAATAATATGTGCCCAGTTCAAACAACATATTCAGAAGAAATAGATGCTGCTCATGAGGGTCAAAGAGTTGAATTCACACTATTCAATGTTGACTCCAAGGCAGCAGAGGGGTCTGATATTGCAGCAGGTAGAGCAGTAGTCAGAGGCACAGGAGATAAGCAATGTAAATTGCCTTCTGCCACAGGACAGGCTTTTCTTGGTGTTACAGAGTACACATCTGCTGGACTTGTACAGGCCAATGGAGATCATGTGTATGAAGAGAAAAGAGAAGTCAACTTTGTAGATTATGGAAAAATCTGGGTGTATACAGAGCAGGCTGTAGTGCCTGGTGACTCTGTATTTTTCAGACACACAGCAGATACAGCACCTCTTGATGTTATTGGAAGGTTCAGAAAAGACACAAGTGGAGGAGATGCTGACCAGATTGTTGGTGCTACTTTTGAGACAACCGGAGCTGCTGGTGACTTGGTGCAGATTAAAATCAACTCACCTGGCCTTGGCATCTCTGTTGCTCCTGATAGCTCTGAAATAATTACAGCAACATCTGGTGCTATTAGCCTTGATACAAGAATCACTTATTTTGATTCAACTCTTGGTGCTTCCACTTCTACACTGGCTGATGGTGTTGAGGGACAAAGAAAGACATTGAAAATGCTTGTGGATGGTGGTGATCAGGTTCTTACTCCTGCCAACTTCCTTGAGGGTGCTACCCTTACATTTGATGCTGCCGATTCTGCTGAATTACTGTTTTCTGGTTCTTCATGGGGATTAGTTGGGACAGCCACTGCTGCTACAGCATAATATAGGAGAATAATAAATGAAGAAAAAGTTTACCATAGATGCAGCAACTGGGCTGGCTTTTCTTGTCTCACAACTTGAGTTCATTGAACCAAAGATGTACAAGAAAAAGTACAAAGCCATAACATACACCCTGCTGATTCCAATATCTACACAGGCAGGTGAGTGGGCAACAAGTATCACTTACTTTTTCATGGATGGAAAGGCAATTGCCCAGTTTGTTGGTACAAAGTCACTTAATGTTCCTATTGCTGAGATTGGTGTGGACAAGGTCACTGTTCCTGTTGAGCTTGCTGCTACTGGTTATGAGTATAGTGATGAGGAGTTGAGACAAGCTATTCATGTTGGTGTTCCATTAACTGCTGAAAAAGCCAATGTTGCAAGAAGGGCTTATGAAGAGTTACTTCAAAGAACATCAATGTCTGGTGATACTGAGCATGACCTTCCTGGATTCATTAATAACAGCAATGTTACAGCAGCTACTGTTATAAATCCTGGTTCTGGTACTGAGTGGGTGAATAAAACTCCTACTCAGATTTTGTTTGATATCAATGATCTTATGGGTGATATTTTTGTAGATACACTACAGGTTGAAAGTGCTGATACATTGGCTCTTCCTACAGCCCAGTGGAACTACATTGCTACAACTGCCCGCTCAGATCAGTCTGACATGACTATCCTGAAGTGGTTGGTTGCTAACAGTCCTTATCTGTCTTCAGAGGCAGATGTTATCCCAACATCAGAGTTTGCTGGAGCTGGGGCAGGGTCAACTGACAGGATGATGGCCTACACAAAGGATATTGACAAGGTTGTATTCCACATTCCAATGCCTTTAAGGTTCTCCCAACCACAGCGGAAAGGCCGTGGTTTTGAGGTGCCTGGAGAATTTAAGTGTGGTGGAGTTGAATTCAGATATCCAGGCTCTGCCAGATATGGTGATGGCATTTAATTAATTCAATAAGCAGTTGGGTCAGGGATGGCCCAACTCTGGAGGTATAGATGAAACTTGTAATAAATAGCAATGCCAAAAAAGCACTTGTTTTCAAAGCTATGGGTTTGAAAACTTTGAGAATCCTATCTGGCCACAACCTGACTGATTTTGATGAGATTGATGAGTTGAGTCCATATATGGTTGGGAATAAAGCAGCTCAGGCTATGTTCAAAGATCACTGTTCAGGTGTTGATCCCAAGCATGTTAACAAAAAACAGGCTGAGGCATCAAAGAAGAGAAATGATGAGTTGAACAAAGCCCAGAAAATCATATCTGTAGCAAATGAAAATCTTCTTAAGAAGGAAGATGAAAATGCTGTGCTTGAGAAGCAGGTTAAAGATCAGGACAAGAAGCTTGAAAGCCAGGGCAAGAAGCTTGATAAGATGGCAAAAATGATTGAGAAGCTTGAAGCAAAGCTTGACAAAAAGGATAAGTAAACATGGCTGTTACCCCAACAACTTTTAAAGTAAGGTTCCCAGAATTTGGACCTATTGCTGACCCAAGGATACAACTGTTTCTTGATGATGCTGATCTTGTCTTGAATGAAAGTTTTTGGGGTGACAAATATGATTTGGGCATAGCATATTACACAGCCCATTATTTACAGATTGGGATAGAAGCAGAAAATGGTAATTCTGGTTCATCTGGCCCAATAGTAAGCCAATCAGTGGATGGTGTATCTATAGCTTTTGGACAAGCCAATACACCAACTGATCAATCTGATATCCAGTATGCTTCAACATCATATGGCCAGAGATATTTGGCACTAAGGAAAAGCCTTGGGTCAGGAGCAATGAGTGTCTAAAGTAACAAGAAAAGGAGATGGTACAAAGCTACTTAAGGAGAGAATTAAAACTCCTGGCACAGTAGATGTAGGGGTTATAGATGCTGGGCTCCATGAAGACAGCCTTTTAACTGTGGCAACTATTGCCTATGCCAATGAATATGGGACAGAGACTATCCCAGAAAGATCTTTTTTCAGGTCAACTATAATTGAGGTCAAAAAAGGCCTTATTGCCCTTCAAACAAAGTTAATGAAGCAAATAGTAGATGGGAAGATCAGTGCTGAGAAAGCACTGGGACTGCTTGGTGAATTCCTTAGTGATGCAATAAGACAGAAAATTGTATCCTTAAGAACTCCACCAAATGCTCCTGCTACTCTAAAGGCAAAAGCACCAAAGACAAACCCGCTTGTGGATAGTGGACAACTTAAGAACTCAATCACTTATGAGGTTAACAGATGATAAATGATGTATCCAGGGCATTCTTGAGATGGTTGATTCCAGTGACTGGGAAGAGGACAACTGGCTCTTATGTTGATGGTAGATGGGAAGAGGATGCACCCTCTGATTTAAGCTTCAAAGGGGTAGTGCAGAATGCTACTCCCAAGGATTTGAAAGTGCTGGAAGGTGGAAATGATACAGATGAATCTATCAAAATTCACACCACCACAGATTTAATAGCACAGAAAGATGATACAACTGGTGATCTCATTGACTACAAAGGTGCACAATGGTTGGTGTTTAATGTGGATCACAGGTTTGTAGGTAATTACAACAAAGCAATAGCGGTGAAGCAATAATGACTATAGCAACTATTGAAAATGCTTTTATAGCCTGGGTTAAGGGAAAGCTTAATATTGAGGCTATCATAGCTCATCCAAGTGCACCAAGGCCAACAACAAGTTATGCTGTGATCAACATATTCAATACAGCAACCCTTGGTGAGCCTGAGAAAAAACAGACCTTGGAAATAGACAAATCAATATCTGTTGAGCATGATGAGCTAAAGATGTTATCAGTGAGTGTGAATGTTTATTACTCAGGGGCATATCAACTGGCCACTGATTTAAGTGATTCTCTTAATGAAGAAGATATTCTTGCAACACTTAGAGCTGCAGGATTGGCTTATATAAGCAAGACATCTGTTGATGATATACCTGAAGTAATAAAAAAGAAGTGGGAAGATAGAGCAAGATTTGATGTGGTATTCTCAACAAGAACTGAGTATACTAAAGGAGTTTATACAACTCCTAAAACACCATCAATTCAGAAAATAGAAATAACAAATGAAATAGATGGAACAACAACCGTCATAGAATAAGGAGAGTAGACATGACAGAACGTGCTATAAAAAGGTTTATAGATGTAGAAATAACAAAAGGCACACCAAGTGTGTCTGCTGCTGGGTTTGGATTGCTCCTTGTGCTCACTGACAGTGAGTTGATAACTACTACCACAAGAGTAAAGAGCTTTTCAAATGCCACCTCTGTAGCAGATTATTTTGGTGATGACTCTGAAGAGGCTTTGGCAGCTGATGCTTTTTTCAATCAGAATCCAGCAAACATTGCTCTGCCAGATGAAATGCTTTTTGGGAGGTATGCCAATGCTGCTATTGCTGCAGCTCTGGAGTGTGGGGATTCACCTGAATCTGATTTTGAGGTATGGAAGCTTGTCTCTGATGGTGAATTTGGAGTGAATATTGATGGAGGGCTTGTTGATATAGCAGGTCTTGATTTCAGCTCTGTTACAAGCTTAGATGATGTGGCCACTGTGATTGACACAGGGCTTGGAGCCAATGGTGATTGCATACACAGAGGTGATGGTCGATTTTTTATAACATCAGGCACAACTGGAGCAGCCTCAGAAATAACACTCTTGCAGACAGTTGCAGCTCCTTCTGGTACTGATATTAGTGGTTCTGATTATCTTGATGGTGATGTCCTTGTTGGCCCAAGTAACCTTGGTGGTTCTATTCTTTCCCAAGGGCAGATAGCTGAAGATGTTGCAACAATGTACACTGCCATAGAAAATGTGAATAATAATTGGTATGCTCTTGGTGCTCTTAAGTCTTTTAGGGATATTGATGATACACAGGATATGGCTGATGAGACTGAAAGCAGAAGGAAGATGTTTCTGATTGCTACTAATGCTGCTAATACATTGGTATCAGGAAGTACATCAACGTTTGCTTATTATGTTAAGAATGCAAACTATAAGCGGACTGGGCATGTTTATCACAATGATGATACATTGTACCCTGATATGTCTTGGATGGGGCAACAATTGCCTAAAGAAATAGGCTCAACAAACTGGGCTTATAAGACCTTAGCAGGGATTGCTGAAGGAGCTGTTGTTGATATCCCGGCCATGAATTTATCCCAGCCACAAATTGATGCTGCTCTTTCTGTTAACTCCAATGTTTACACAACTACTTCTGGTGCTGATTTTATATATTTTGGCACTATGGGTGGTGGGAAAAATATTGACAAAGAGGGTGAATATATTGACATCTTGAGAGATGTTGATTTTCTTCAGGCCAGAACAGAAGAGGCTTTGTTGGCCTTGCTACTTGAAGTGGATATTGTACCTATGACTAATGGTGGCATATCAATGACTGATGGTAGATTAAAAGGTGCTCTTCAAACTTATGGAGTTGACCAGAATATCCTGGAGGATGGGACTGTTGAGACATCATTCCCAAAGAAGTCAGAAATATCACAGGGTGACAGAGATGATAGATTGTTACCTGATGGAACATTTCAAGGTGATCTTCAAGGTGGCATAAACAGGGTTGTAGTTAGAGGCACTGTATCAATATAAGGAGGTAGCAAATGGCTTTTGATATATATACTTTTAAAGATGTAAATGTAATATTTGGAACCCTTGAGCTTGAAGGGTTTGCAGATGGGGATGATGTTGTGAATGCTGTCCCTACAACAGAGCAGTTCACAACTATGGCTGGTGCCAGAGGGGATGTTGTCAGGACACAAACTAATGATAATAGATTTACCACAACAATTAAGCTGCTTCAAACAAGTGCAAGTAATAAAGCACTTGCAGCAATTTATAATGTTGATAAGCTGTCTGGGATTGGTGTAGCTCCGCTGACTATTCAAAACAAAGAAACTGGTGAGCTTTTATTTGGTGCTAATAGCTGGATTCAAAAAGTGCCAGATTTCACCCGTGGTCAGAACCCAAATCCTGTTAGCTGGATTTTTGATACAGCATCAATGATATATTTAATAGCATAACATAATTTTTCTGGAGGCAAATTATAATGGAAATGAAATATAAAACAATAGGTGATACTGAATACGGGGTTGAACCTATGGATGGGGAAAAGGGCTTAAAAACCCAAACTAAACTGGTGAAATTACTTGGTGGAGGCTTGCCAGCCATAGTCAAAGGGTTTACAGAAGTCTCAGAAATTAAGGAAAGGGACAAAAAAACAACTGCCATAGTTGATCTTATATCACCTCTGCTTGGTTCTATGGATGATAAAGAAGTTTCTGACTTTGTATTATCTTTGTTCAAGAAAAAAGTTTTTATCATCAAAAATCATGAAGATAAAAAGATCAATACAACATTAGATTTTAAAAAACACTTTGCAGGTAAATCAACACAGATTTGGGAAGTAGCAGCATTCATACTACAGGTCAACTTCTTCTCTATGGGGGAGTAGTAAAGGTCAAGTTTGCACACCATCTATCTGGGTCAATCCCAGATAGAGACTTAAATGTTGACCTGTTTATTGCAAGGCTCATCAATGGTGGGATGGCTACCTTGCATGAGCTCAGAACAATTTACACTTATGCAGATTTGTTTTACCTCAATGAAGTTTTGGACTTGAGGCAAGAAGCAGAATATCTAAGGAATAAAAAAGATGCCTGATAAGGTGATTGAAAATCTTATAACTAAGTTGACTTTTGAATGGGATAAAGACACCATTGACAAGTTTGACAAGGCTATAGACCAAGTTGAAAAAAGTCTTTTGACTATTGTTGCAGCAGCCACAACAGTTGCCACAGGTATCTTTCTGTTCACAAAGAAAGTTGCTGAGAGCAATGATGAGATTGGTAAATTTGCCAAGATCATAGGTGTGGATATAGCAGCCCTTCAGGAGTTTGGTTATGTAGCTGAGTTGAATGGTGGCTCCATAGATTCCATGAATAGCTCTTTGGCCAATGTTTCCAAGCTTGCTTCAGAGGCAGCAAGGGGTATTGGAGCAGGGGCTGAGGTCTTTGGTATTATGGGAATTTCAGTTACAGATGTTGCTGGGAAAGTTAAAGCAGCTGATGCACTAATGCTTGATATTGCTGATTCTATAGCCAAGCTGGGCTCACAGGCAGAGAAGTTGGAATTTGCACAGAAGCTTGGTATTGGTGAAGACCTGATATTGTCTTTACAACAAGGCAGTGAGGCCATAAAGCAACAAAGGAAGGAAGCACAGGAACTTGGATTTGCTATAGACAGGGATGCTGCAACTGCTGCAGCTGATTTTAATGACGAGTTGTTGAGAGCAAGAAAGATTGTGCTTGGTGTATCTAATGCTATTGGCACAAGGTTAATGAAGCAAATAACACCAATGATCAAAATATTTGTGGAGTGGTTCAAAATAAACAAAGCTATAATCCAACAGAACCTGACAAAGTTCCTTGATAATATGGTGACTACAATCAGGGGTGTATTTGGTGTGGTTAGTAGGCTATGGGTGATGGTTGATAAGCTTGCTCAAGGAATAGGTGGCTGGGAAAATGCAGCCATTTCTTTAACAGCGGTCTTATTGGCTTTGAATGCTACCGCTTTGATATTACCTGCTTTAGTGCTTGCTGGTGGTGTTGCTATTCTTTTGCTTATAGAAGATATCCAAAAGTATGCAGAAGGTGGTGAATCAGCACTTGGTGAGCTTGGAAAAGAATTTGGGTTGATTGAGCTTGCCTTGAGGGGTGTAATATTTTTAGCAAATAAATTCCAAGAAGGTCTGAAGTTCACAATGGAGTTTGATACAAGTGATTTTGAATCATTATTACTTGGTGTTGAATTATTATTTGCAGATTTCTTGGATGCAATAGCAAGTGGGTTTACTGCCACAATAAATGGTGCTATAGACCTTTTGAATAAAATCCCTGGCATAGATATAGGGAATGTAGAATCATCCTTCAGCGCAGCTGATATAATCACACAGAGCCTTGGATCAGATGCTACCCCTGTGTCAGCAGGAAGCACATCAAATAGTAGAAGCACAACTACAACAAACAACAATACCTTTACTGTAAATGTCCAGGAAGGCACAAAAGAAAATGTTGAAGCAGCTTTTGACTCTATGTTGCAAAAAACTTTTGGCTCAGCAAAAAAGAATTTATCTTCAAATGTGGAGAATTAAATGAGTTTAGCAACTTTGCTATTTGGCAATAAAAATATCCTTGATGATGTAGAGTTTGACATCACACTTACTGAAGGTGCCAAAACTAATTCAAGAATCACAAAGAATCCTGTTGAGGCTGGTGCTGATATGAATGATCATATTATCATTGACCCTATGACTTATAATGTCCAAGGGGTTGTAAGCAATGTCAGCTCTGATGTATTAGGACAGTTTGTGGCTTTAGCATCAAGGTTTGCAGACAGGACAAAGGCTCAGATAGCTTGGGAGGGACTGCTTGCATTGCAAGCTTTAAAAGAGCCATTTACTTTAGTTCAAGGATTGAAATCATATGATAATGTAGTAATCAGTAATTTACAAGAAGATCAAGATACATCAACAGCCAATGCTTTGGTGTTTACAGCAAACTTAACTGAAATAAATATTGTAACTACTGTCTCTGAATCAGCTACTTTTGGGGATGCCAATACATCTGATGGCATGGCATCTACAACAAATGGTGGCTTAAAGCAGCTGGGGTAATATATGGAATTATTAGGAACATTACCATTAACATTGAATCCAGAAGAGAATTTTTCAACCATAATAGATGGTGTGAATTATGATATCAAGCAACTGTGGAACACCATAGGCTTCTGGACTTTAGATATATCAGATAGTGATGGTAATATGCTTGTGGCTGGAGCCAAGATAGCTGCTGGAATATTCATGTTACAACAGTATCCACAAGTGTCTTTTGACCTCATCATTGATGGGATTATTGACCCAGACAGAGACAATTTGGCTTCATTAATAGTTGAGGTTTGGAGTAAATGAGATTATATAACCGGAAAATAAAAGCATTGATTGCAGGCCTTATAATCACTGATTTAAGGGTGTCTTTTAAGGTGGACAAGTCTTTGGTGGGCTTTCCTAATTTAGCCACTATAACCATCTATAATCTTAATGATAGCAGCAAAAAGTTAATTGAAGCAGAAGATATTTCTATTGAACTTTATGCAGGCTATGGTGACCCTGTTTTATTATTCTCTGGAACAACAGTGAATGTTATCCATAAGAAGGTTGGTGTTGACTGGCTTAGTGAAATTTATGCTGGTGATTCTATAAAGCCAATAAATGAATCAACCATCAACAAGACATTAGCAGCAGGAGCTACACAGGAAAGTATATTCAATGAATTGGTTGGTAAGATGGATGGTGTTGTGAAAGGCACAATAGAAGGGCTTCAGAATTGCTTATCTGGGAAGCAATCATTGTTAAGGAGT